TGGGCCGAGCATTCCCCGCCCGGATTCACGTTCAACATCAAGGCCTACTCGCTGTTCACCCATCATCCGACCCAGCCTGAAAGCCTGTGGCCCGACCTCCACGAAGGGATCAAGCCGGAGTTCGCCGGCAAACGACGGCTCTACGCCGAGCACCTCGACCCCGACGCCCTGGACGAGGCGTGGGAACGTTTCGGTCACGCCCTCGGGCCCCTCCGGGAGGCGGGCAAGCTGGGGGCCGTCCTGATGCAGTACCCCACGTGGTTCACGCCCAAGCGGGCTAATCGCCAGGAGCTGGAGTCGTTGCCGGGGGTGGGGCACTAGACCGCCTCGGTCTTCATGAGCCAGGCGTGGGGTGTGCCGGCCTTTCCGGTGGACACCCACATCCACCGCCTCGCGGCGCGGTGAAGGCGGGCTCGCCTCAGTCCCAGCACTTCGCGCCAATCGTCGCCAGTACGTTGATCTTGGCCGAGATGTTCGCAGGCGGCTCCCGCAAATCTCTCGCGGATTTTGTGCCGCCGTTGAATTACGAGCCCGGCAATGGCGACCTGATCATTATGGCACCTGAAATCGGGGTGCCGGGCGTGGTTGGGCTGTTGCAGCGCTCCTACCTGAGTATCATTTTTGCAATTGAGGGGAATATCCCGTCGCTGCCCACGGCGGCTTACCTGTTCAATCGCACGCTGGATCATCAGACCGACAGCAACAACCCGATCTGCATCGCCAACATCGTTCCGGGACCTGCGGCCGATGCCACGATGGTGCGTTTCCACGTCAACCATCTCTATACGGCCACGCATGATTGTCACTGGCAGCACATGAGCGTCGGGGTGCGAGACCCGGCGGCGCCGTCCTCGACACTGGCGGTCCCGGTGCCCGCGCCATTCGCGACGCAACTTGAATGGAGCCGCTATCCGGACACCGAGATTTGGACCGATTGGGTGCCGCTCAATGTCCCGGCTGGAGCCGCGCTGCTGTTCAAGGCCACCATCGCAAACCCGAGCCAGAACAACGCCTGGAGCTATACGATGGCGAACGGATTCGGGTGCTACAAGAGCCCTACCGACAGTTGGAATAACAAGGATATGCTCGGAACGGTGACGACCGGCGGGCCGACCGAAATGCACGTCATCGACCGCGCGCAGTACCGATAGGAACGGATCATGGTGGGGCTCACCTACAATACCTTTGTCACGTCGCTGGCGAACATGATCGTGGTCCAGGCCACTGATCCCGGCTACGTCACCGCGCTGGCGAACATCATCGACGATGCCGAGCAGCGGCTCTACCGGGAGCTGGACCTGCTCTCCACGGTGACCCGGGCAACCAGTGCGATGACGGCCAGCAACCGCAACTTCGCGCTGCCGACGACCTCGAACGGCAACTTCGTCGTGGTCGAGGAGATGAATGTGATCACCCCGGCCGGGACAACCGACCCCGAAGCCGGGACCCGGGAGGCAATGTTGCCGGTGTCGAAGGAATATCTCGACACGGTTTATCCGGGTGTCAGCGGCAGTGCCGTCCCCACCATGTTCGCGCCGATCAGTGATCAAGGATGGATCGTTGGACCGTGGCCCGATTCGAACTATACGATCGAGGTGGTCGGCACGATCCGGCCGCTGCCGCTGTCATTGACTAATCAGACGACCTTCCTCAGCCAGTATCTGCCGGATGTTTTCCTAGCTGCTGCTCTCGTGTTCGCTGCCGGGTACCAGGAAAACTTCTCGTCGATGGGCGATAATCCACAACAGGCCGTGACCTGGGAAAGCCACGTGAAACCGCTGATCGATTCTGCTAAGGTCGAAGAGATCAGGAAGCGGTTCGGATCGCAAGGATGGTCGTCGAAATCACCGGACCCGATCGCGACGCCACCGCGGACTTAATAGGAGGGGAAAATCGCAGACCCGCGCACAGTAAACGCCGGCATAATCGTTCCGCTTACCGGGGCCGATGTCGATACCTGGGGTGACGTTGCTGTCAACCCGAACATGGTGGCGATCGACAGCATGTTCTCCGGCGTGCAGCAAGTAGCGCTGTCGACCGGGACAATCACGCTGACATCTCCGGCCGGGTTCACTGCGACGCCATCTCCGGGTCCGACGCAATCGCAAAATCGTGTGCTGCGATTTACCGGCGCTCTTACTAGCGACCCGGCGATCGTGCTCCCTCTGCCGGGAAGCTATATCGTGGAAAACAGGACGACAGGGAATTTCAACATCCAGTTGCGCTCGGTCAGCAACAATGAGGCCGTGAGTATTCCTCAAGGATCAACCCGCACCGTCTACAATGACGGCTCCAATGTTCGATTTGTCGATCTGGGGAATCCGGGCGACATGGTGTTCTTGGCCGGCCTCAATGTGATACCGACGTGGGTTTTGTTCTGTACGGTGCAGCCCTACTTGCTATGTGACGGCACCGTCTACAATTTCTCTCAATACCCCTATCTCGGGGCTCGGCTCTTGGGTGCCTTTGGCGGCAACGGCACCACGACATTCGCAGTCCCCGATCTCCGCGGTCGCTATCCTTTGGCCTATGATGGTACCGGCACGCGCGTCACCGTCGCGGCCTCGGGCGTCAACGGGCAATTGCTTGGCTCGGCGCAGGATTGGCAAGACGTGGTTCTCAGCACTGCCCAGATTCCATCGCACTTCCACGGGGCAGGAATATTCGATCCCGGCCATCCTCACAGCAGCAACGCACCGGCCACCGCCTTCAACTTTTATGGGGCTGGCGGCAATCCGGCGGTTAATGGCGGCGCTACGGCTACCATTAACGCCAATACGACCGGCGTTCAGGTCAACAGCAGCAACGGCTTTGGCAATACTTACAGCGCAGGCGGCGGCCAAGGCCATCCCAACATCCCGAATACCCAGGTGGCCGGCGTCTGGGTTGTGAAGACGTAGGGGGCGGCAGTGGCATTCGGTAGCGTCAAACTCATTCCCGGCGTCAATTTGGAGCGCACGCCGACCTTGAACGAAGCTGGCGTATCACAGAGCCAGCTTATCCGCTATCGGGACGGGTTGGTCCAAAAGTACGGCGGTTGGGCGGCTTTCTATCCATTTGCGCTCGCTGGCGTGCCGCGAGACCTCCACGCTTGGGAGGACCTTAATCAGGTCAACCGGCTGGCCGTCGGCACTACCCGGCAGCTCGCGGTGGTCCGCGGGGCGAATCTCACAGACATCACGCCGCAAACCCTGGTGTCGGACTTCGCTCCGAACTTTTCGACAACGACCGGCTCTCCGAGTGTCGTGGTTACGGACCCGAACATCAACGCCGTCACCACGTTTGATTCGGTGTTCTTCAATACGCCGATCTCGGTTGGCGGGATCATTCTGTCGGGTCTCTACCCGATCGCCAGCGTCACCGGCCTGCACAGCTACCGGATTACTGCCGCCAGCAATGCGACCGCGACCGTAGCCAACGGCGGCGCCGTGCCGGTCTTTACGGCGGCAAGCGGCAGCGCCAATATCTCCGTGGCATTCAGCAATCACGGACTGCTGATTACGGCGCCGGAGAACACGGTCGTTTTCCCGATTCCGACGACGGGGCACGGTGTCACGATATCCGGTCTCTACACAGCGGCCTCGATCACCGATGCCAACAACTTCGTCATTCAGGCAAACGCTCAAGCGACCAGCTCCGGAGCGTTCTCAATGAACGGTGGCAACGTCGAACTGGTCTATTATATTTCGCTTGGTCCGCCGGCTGGAGGCGTTGGATTTGGTCTCGGCGGATACGGTCTCGGCGGCTTCGGCACCGGCGCGGTCCAGAATGTCCAGACTGGCAATCCGATCCAGGCCACGGACTGGACGACGGAGAATTGGGGGCAGCTCCTGCTTGCGTGCGCGGAAGATGGCGGCATCTATTATTGGGACCCGACAGGCGGCTTCGGCAATATGTCGCTGATCACCTCGGGGCCGATCTTCAACGCCGGCATGTTCGTGTCGACGTCGGCGCAGATCGTGGTGGCTTACGGCTCGACTATTGCCGAGCAGATCGGCGTGTTGCAGGACCCGCTCTTGGTGCAGTGGTGCGATAGCGGTAACTTCTTCGACTGGACCCCGTCGGACACTAACCTGGCGCGCAACTTCCGCATCCCGCTGGGTTCGCGCATCTTGAGCGGGATGGCGGTTTCGAATCAGAACCTGATCTGGACCGACCTCGATCTTTGGGTGATGAACTTCATCGGCTTCCCGAACGTCTACGGTTTCAACAAGATCGGCGCGGGCGCGGGCGCATGTTCCTCGCATTCGCCGCAGCAACTGCGCGGCGGCGTCTACTGGATGGGTGTCTCGAACCTATATCGTTATGCTGGTTCCGGGGTGGAGGTAATCCCGTGTCCGGTGTGGGATGCGGTTTTCCAAAACCTCAACACAGCCTTCGTCCATAACGTCCGCGCGATGCCGAATACCGGGTTCAATGAAGTGGGCTGGCTCTACCCGTCACTGGCGAGCGTCGACGGTGAGAACGACAGTTACGTCAAAATGAACATCACCGAGCAGGGGCAACCGTGGGATTATGGTCTATTGCCGCGCTCGGCATGGATCGACCAAAGCGTGCTCGGACCGCCGATCGGCGCAAATCCGGGCGGCGTGATCTATCAGCATGAGATCGGCAACGATGCGGCCGGTCAGCCGATGGCATGGTCCTATATGACGGGCTATTTCAAGATCGCGGAGGGTGAGGATTATGCATTCGTCGATCAGTGGCGCCCTGATTTTAAATTCGGGGAATTCGGTCAGCCGTCGAACGCACAGATCAAGATGACCTTCAACGTTGCGAATTTCCCAAGCGACACGCCAGTATCCTACGGACCATTCACCGTGACGCAGGCGACGGAATACGTCACC